CCCTCTTCATTGCAAAGCACGACACACTTAGCACCTTGCCTTGCAAAACCATTTACTCCAGCAATCAAACTCGCATGAAAAGACGTTTTACCTGTATTGGGTCTAGCACCCACTTCAATGAGGTGTCCATCGTTGACACCCTCAACGACCCTAGTAAGGGACGGTATATTGAAAGACCATCTGGCTTCCATATCGTTTTTCTGTAGCAAAGTGTCTACATCCATATCATCCCACTCTACGTTAAGGTTGGGTGTGAAGTCATCGCCATAACTCTCAAGGATATTACGTAAAGGCTCAAGGCTCGTCTGCGAACCATTTACATAATCAAATCCTAGATTGGCAATGTCTTCTCCCACAACTTGTTGGAATAACTTTGATAAGACTTCCTGTGCCACATCATTACCCAAAGGATTCTCTTTCTTAATCCGTTTGAATAAATCTCCATATGCACCTTTCTGTGCAGTTGTTAGTGTAGGATTGTTGGCCATGAACAACGCTTCAATCTCGTCTGGTGTGACGGTTCTTTCGTAGTTGTACATTGCTTTGTCAATCGCACCTTTTATCTTTCGTACATCTTTGCTAAATAATCTGTCTGGACATCTAGCACCTCTATGCTCCTCGTAAAAGGTTCTATCCATTAGACTTCTGACTAAACTTAATTCCATGCTGTGTCTCCCATTCTTTTTAAATTGTTTATGTCTGTTTCATTACGATACTTCAAGTCATCTGTCAAACGTAAAACCTTTACATTATTCACATGCCCTCTTAACTCTTTACTAAACGCTACAGTTTTCGGCAAGGCATCTGGGTCAAGTGCCACTATTACAGTCGAGAACTGCGATAGATACTTTTTGTGTGATTCGGAAAGAGATGTACCCAACACAGCAACACCCACAAATTCATCTCTCCCAACTACACTAGCACTAATGCAGTC